AGTATCCTTTCTGAATCTACATTAAAATTCGCAAAAGATTATTGTACCGACAGTAAAGATTGGTATGATGTATTTCAATATTATAATCTTTTTAATTTAAAGAGATTAGATGTTCCTAGTGAAGACTGGTATAAATTTGACGAAATAATAAAATATTCTAGAAGAAAAGATATTATTGGATTTTATTTTCTAAAATATATTCCTGGTTCTTTCACTAGATTTCACGCCGACCACAGTTCTGAGTTGACGATTGTTACTATGATAGATTCTGAAGATCTTGTTGGCGGTGATTGTCTTATTATGGATACATACAATGCTCCAGAACATGGTCGCCCAGAAAGAATGACTTGCGTCAGAACAATTGAAGAAAAGGAAAATCCTCCTTATGGTAGAACAATAATTCCTGAAGTTGTAACTTTGAAAGACGGAGAAAGTATGATTTATGGTAATGAATTAACTCATGCTGTTTCGAGAGTACATAAAGGACATAGATTAGTTTTAATTAGTTGGCACAAATCTTAATAACAAAAGGAATAAAAATGAGGCAAACTCTAACACAAGAGAGAGAATACTTCAAACCATTCAATTATCCTTGGGCATATGAGTCATGGTTGAAGCACGAACAATCACATTGGTTACATACGGAAGTGCCAATGGCAGAGGATGTCAAAGATTGGCAGCGTAAACTCACGCACGAGGAAAAAGCATTCCTCACAAATATTTTTAGATTCTTTACTCAGGGCGACATTGATGTTGCTGGTGGTTATGTTAACAACTATCTACCATACTTCAAGCAACCTGAGATTAGGATGATGTTGTCCGGATTCGCTGCGCGCGAGGCATTACATGTCGCTGCATACTCTCATCTTATCGAGACCTTGGGTATGCCCGAGTCCACGTATAACGAGTTCCTGGAGTACGAGGCGATGCGTGAGAAGCACGAATACTTTATCGACTTGTCCAACAAGAATGGTACGACTCAGTCGGTTGCCACTAACATCGCTGCTTTCTCGGCGTTTACTGAAGGCATGCAATTATTCTCATCTTTTATCATGCTACTCAACTTTCCTCGTCACGGAAAGATGAAGGGTATGGGTCAGATTGTTACTTGGTCAATCGTAGACGAGACTATGCACGCTGAGTCTATGATTAAGTTGTTCCGCACCTACGTTGAAGAAAACATTGAGATCTGGAATGATGAACTCAAGTCTTCGATTTACACTATTGCTGAGAAAATGGTAGAACTTGAAGACAAGTTTATTGATCTTGCCTTTGCCATGGGACCAATGGAAGGATTAAAACCTGAAGATGTTAAACAGTACATTCGCTATATATGTGACAGACGACTTATTTCTTTGGGTATGAAAGGTATTTTTAAAGTAAAGAGAAACCCTTTACTGTGGGTAGAGGAAATGATTAACGCGCCAACCCATACAAACTTCTTTGAAAACCGTGCCACTGATTATGCTCGGGGTGCTTTGACTGGCGATTGGAAAGAGGTTTGGGGAGCAGCATAATTGCATTCTGTTCAGTTTGACAAAGACCCAAATGGTCTTAGCCATGGCGGTGTTAAGGTTCAAAAGATACCAGATGACTGGGTTTCTCTCCTGAAAGAACAAGTCACACCTGAAATAATAATGTGTGCTAAAACTCCTGGCGCCAGCGGCGCGGAAAGGGGATGGAAAAACGACGTAATCTTCTCAGTAGGACATGAGTTAGAAGAATATCATAAAAATACAAATCCTGGAGAGCACAAACAAAACCTTAATGTTTATCGTCATTATGGTTGGAATAGGCATCCTGATTTTCCTCCTATCCTTCAAAAAATGATGGATCATCTAGATTGCAACAATATTTCTATGTTTATGTCTATGGAAGGAATTTGTAATGGCAGTTTAACATGGCACGTTGATGACTACCATGTTTGGGCATTTAACATCGAAGGAGAGACAACCTGGGAATATTTTAGTCTGCTTACTGGAAAGATAGAATCAGTAAGACTTAAACCATATGAAAATATAATTACTATGTCGAGTCGGGTCTCTCATAGGGTAATTATTCATACAGAAACAAGAGCATCTATAAGTATGATACAACCTTATACTCCTAAACATACTTGATAGCGAAGAGAATAATAAAATGGGCGAACAACAAGTATTTGAAATAATATGTGAAATATGCGAATCTTTCACTGAAGTTATTGTCGTAGATGTTGACGAGACTCCTTGTTTTTGCCCTATGTGCGGAGAGACAGTTGAAGCGCAATGATTATAATAGAAAAGTTTCTAGATAAAGAAACTTGTAGTGAACTTATAGAATGGTATGAGACAAAAGCAGAAAAGATAGTTTGGGCAGAAGAAGTTGAAGTCGCAAGACTTTACGAAAATAGCGAAAAATACGAAAATATTAAAAAACTATTCTTTCATCTTAATAAGTTTGGTATTGAAAATCTCGGACAATACCATTACATTCAAAACTTAGAAATTGCCAAAAGAGATCCAGGAATCGGTATGACCATTCATACCGATTATCCTCCTCATGCATTTACTCTCGTTTGTTTTCTCAATGATAATTTCTCTGGAGGAGAAGCGATAGTCCAAGACACCTACATAGAAGCAGAAATTGGAAAGGCAGTGTATTTTAGAGGGAACTCTATTGAGCACGGCGTGAATGTCGTTAGAGATAATCCTCGATATGCTCTGTTATGTTGGTGGACGCAAATATGAGTTGGTGGTACAAAGAAGAAGAATTAAAAGAAGTTCCAGAGGATTACTATGGATTTGTGTATCTCATTACTGATAATGAGACTGGAATGAAATATGTTGGTAAAAAATTCTTCTGGAATAAAAAAACTCTACCTATCACCAAGACTCGCAAACGACGTAAAAGAACCCTTGTAGAATCGGATTGGAAATCCTACTACGGTTCTTCTCCGCACGTCAGAGAACTTATCGAAGACAAAGGGGTAGAAACCCTAACCCGAGAAATACTACATCTCTGCAAAACGAGAGGAGACTGTGCATACTACGAAACCAAGGAACAGTTCGATCGCGAGGTTCTCCTTAGAGACGATTATTATAATGGTATAATTAATTGCAGAATCTCAAGATCTCACTTGAGTGCCAATAAGTGAAACACTAAATACTTTATATGATAGAGGTGATATATGATTACTGAACAACAACAAGGCAGAAAGACTCGCCTTGAGTTGTATGAAATGCTCGATAACATTGCGAAAGCAAAATCACGAAAGGATAAGATTGATCTAGTGAAGTCTTATGTAGGAACGTATCAAGCGTTCGCTGATTATTTGCGATGTGTATTTGACCCCCGCATCAACTTTCTGCTGCCAGAAAGTCGCCCACCCTTTGACCTTGCTGAAGAAGAACACGTTCCTTCCACGTGGCACAAACAGCACATGAAATTAAAATATTTCGTAAAGGGTGGCCCAGAAATGCATCCACTTAAACGCGAGACTATGTTTATCGGGTTGTTAGAATCAGTACACCCTCAAGACGCCGAGATTCTAGTAACGATGCTTGCTAAAAAAACTAATTGTAAGGGACTAACTGAGAAACTGGCCAAAGAAGCAGCACCTCAGTTATTTCCTGCTTAGGAGGTATCGTTACGAGATAACCGTGAAGGAAATATTTGTTATGATTTGCTAACTTAAAATATTAGGAGTCGCCTATGGTAACTACAAATCAACTAGAAAGATTACGCAAGGACAGCGCTGAGTTACAACACTATATTCATAAACTGAATAAGAAAGGTAAAACTACATTAGCACATAAGGTGGAGATAAAAAGGAATTATCTAAACACATATATTTCTGAACTCCAAGACTCCCTCACGGTTAATTAAAGGAAGGTGATCCTATCTCGTGCCCCACTTCGGTGGGGCATCGTTTATTTTATGGCTTTACTTTTTATATAAATTCAGTATAATAAAGCCATCGCTGCCTAGGAAACTGAATACTATGCCAACATATGATATTAGGACCAAAGATGGAGAAGAAAAAGAAGTTCTTTGTTCTATCTCTACTATGGAAGAAAACGTAAAATCAGGAGAGTGGGTTGTACTACACAAAACTGCTTCTTCTCTAGTTAGTCAAACAGGAAGTACTCTAGGGAAGACTTCTGGTGATTGGAAAGACTTAATGAAGAAAATGAAGAAAGGATCTGGTAGGGGCAACACTATTAACACATGACACAAAATAAAAGGCAAAAACAAGAAAGTCATTTTAAAATTCGAATAGATAATCTCCATACTTTTGACCCGCTGACAGTCAATCAACAAGCAGCATGGGATGAGTGGAAAGAAGGTCATCATCTTGTTCTTAATGGCAGCGCAGGAACAGGTAAAACTTTCACTGCATTATATCTAGCATTACAGGATGTATTGGATAAAAATACTCCTTGGGAAAAAGTAGTCCTTGTTCGTTCAGTAGTTGCAACTCGAGACATGGGATTTCTTCCAGGAACTGCTGACGAAAAGCTCGCGCCATTTATACAACCTTACATCGCGATATGCGACGACCTATTTAACTTTGGCGGGAGTTACCAACAATTGGTAGAACAACGAATCATCGAGTTCTACTCAACTTCCTATATAAGAGGTACAACCTTTGATAATGCTATCATTATTGTAGATGAGATGCAGAATCTGACGTTCCATGAACTGGACTCAGTTATAACAAGGGTTGGACTGGACTCTCGTATAATATTTGCAGGAGATTTTTATCAGTCGGATTTTACTAAAGTTTCCGACAAAAACGGAATTCGTGATTTCTTGTCGATATTAGAAGTCATGAAGAATTTTTCAATTATTGAATTTGGTTGGAAGGATATTATCCGTTCTGATTTTGTTCGTGACTATATAATGACAAAAGAAATGCTTAATAGGAGCAATCATGAAAGAAATCATGAATAGGAAGGCTGTTTACGAACAACTTAAGATAGACGAAGGAGTCGAGTATGTCATATATGAAGACCATCTCGGATACCCTACGTTTGGAATCGGGCATCTTATTGTAAAAGGTGACGAAGAATTAGGTAAACCAATCGGAACTCCAGTTTCGGTTGAAAGAGTTAAAGAGTGTTTTGAAAACGACCTTGACATGGCCATTGGAGAATGTAATGCTTTATTCGAAGACAAAGATACTTTCTCTAATTTGCCTGACGAGGTGCAACAAATCTTAGTTAATATGATGTTCAACATGGGCAGGACACGACTAAGTAAATTTAAAAACTTCATTGCTGCTATTGAAGCAAAAGATTGGAAAACTGCTGCAGCAGAGGGGCGTGATTCTCTTTGGTATCGTCAAGTGACAAATCGCGCAGAAAGATTAATGGTTAGAATGGAGAACGTAAAATGACAACGGGGTATAAACCAGAAGCTTCTGGATCTATATTAGGATCAGAAAGAGACATTAAATTACATAACTGGACTATAGCAGAATGTAATACTGATGATTCTGCTGCATTAATGTCTTTTTCTGAGACTAAAATGAATGAACTATTTGTGCAGGCAAATCCTACTGTTAGGTCTAAAATTATTTCTGGCGAACTTGCTCCATATGGATCGATGACTTCTGAAGAATTCCTTACCCTTGAATTACTACAGTCAAACCCTGATGCGAATTCGTTGTATAAGTCATATATTATCCAAGAAGTACAAATGCTTTTTGACGCAGACTCTGATTTATTTAATGCTGGTCCTGTTTCTGTTAATGATACACCAGTAGAGTTGACCCTACCCTAGTAATTTTGCTTGATATTTCCTTAAAGGAATACACTATATAATCATATGAAATATTATTATGGAATTGGCGGAGAGTACTTGCACGATGCTGGGTTCACTCTGCTAGACGAAAACGGAAATATCCATTTCGCTGCGATGGGTGAGAGATACACTGGTAAAAAACATGATTGGTGGTTACCTAGAAATATTCGCGCGCAATATGCCACCTTACATAAAAATACAGAGATCGTACAAAGCGATGATTGGATATGGCGAACAAAGTTCCGCACCGAATTTGACAAAGAAGCTGATGACCAACAAAAAGAATATTGTGGTACAACAGACGAACTCTGGGATCAACATCCTTACTACCGAGCACTGTATCATAACATAAGAACCCCGACCCATCATGTTGCCCACGCAGCAGCTGCTCTCGCAACTAGACCAAAATCTTTTGCCAAAGAAGATTGCGTTGTCGTAGTTATAGATGGCGTAGGCGAGATGCGTTCTGCTATCATCTGCGATTCAAATCTCAACGTTGTCCATGAAATGACTTTTCCAAGATCGATCGGGTATTTGTATGGTTGGTTGACTGAAAGAATTGGAATGGTATCAAATGAAGACGAATATGTTACCATGGGATTGTCTTGTTATGGTGAACCGACTCAATGGCAAAAAATGTATGAGATGTTTCAATGTGTTCCTGAGTGGACAATGAAAGAGCAAGACGGATTCGACAAAATCATTTGGCGAGAAAAGTATGTTGCAAAAAGAATGTTTCTCGATAAAATGTGTGATCAAGCAATGCTTGCTAAAAATCATGAAGATGCTGCAGCGTCTTTACAGAAAATGACAGAGCAAGTTATCCTCGACTTCATGAAAATTGCAAGAAAGTATGGAAGCAAACTTTGCTACAGTGGTGGAGTTGCTCAAAATATTATGGCCAACGTTCTTGTTAGCGACCTCTTTGACGATATGTGGGTAGATGTCAATCCAGGAGACGGTGGTGGTTCTTTAGGTGCCGCTGCTTATTCCTATATGCAGGACACTGGTGCTGATCGAATTAATTGGGAACATCCTTTCTTAGGACATTGCATTGAAGGAGATCTAGACCCAGAAAAGGTTGTTGATTATCTGACAAAAAATCGTGTCTGTGGTGTTGCGAATGGTCCTGCAGAGTTTAGTTATCGAGCGTATGGCAATAGGTCACTGATTGCTGATGTTCGGTATGATGTAAAAGACACCGTGAATGAAATCAAACAAAGACAAAAATATCGTCCCTTTGCTCCCGCTATTCTTGAAGAATATGTTGACGAATACTTCGAAGGTAAGTATAATAAATGGATGCAATACACTGCCAAGGCAAAACACGATTACTCATCAGTGACACATGTTGATGGAACTGGAAGAGTACAAGTTGTTCCTAAAGATTCGCAAACTGTATTTAGAAAAATATTAGAATGCTATCATGATAGAACAGGAGTTCCAATGCTTCTGAATACATCTTTAAATATTCGTGGGAAACCTATGGTCAATGACGAACATCATGCCAAAGAATTTGAAGATAAGTATGGTGTGAAAGTCTTTACATCATGAGCGGAGCGAATAATGAAGCGAGCAATATATCAAGTAGCAGTTGGACCGCAATCCAAACTGTACAAGTGGTGCATCAATAGCGCAGAAGAATACGCTGCTCGTGTCGGAGCAGATCACATAGTTTTGCGATCACCGAAACTTTGGATAAAACCGGATCCATTTAGAGGTCAACGTTCTAAAGAATCTTATGAGAAGTATGGTGGATTCTTACCTATATTCGAAAAGGAGAATGCGTTTGAACACTTTAAAGATTACGACCAAATTGCAGTTATCGACGCAGATATTTTTATCAAACCTGATGCACCCGATGTATTTGATGCCATTAGTCCCAACTGTCATTTTGCTGCTCACTTCGAGCGTGAGAGTCCACTGACCGATCAAAAACGACAACACATTGTAAAGTATGCGAAAGATCAACTGACTAACTCTGTTTGCAAGCAGTTTGACTGGGACTTTGATCATCCTGGAGGCGGCGAATTTTTTAACTCTGGTATCATAGTTTGGAACTGCGCAAAAACTTTAGAAGCACTGAAGGGTGCTACTTCAAAACAATTTTATCAGAGACCAGACTTCCAAGACTTCATTGATGGTATTGGACCTTTCCGCTGGCAAAGTTCTCAAATTCTTCTCAACTATTGGGCGAAAAAAGAAAACCTTGTGGTCGAGCATTTAGAATATAAGTGGAATGCACTTTTCTCCGCTTTGCAAAAAGGTAAGGTAGAAGAAGCACATTTCGTGCATTTCTTTCTAAGAGATAAATTACCTGATCGCGGTGAGAATATTCCATCTCTAATGAAGGCAATTGGATTATGAAAAAACTCATTTATCAATTTGCTGTAGGCAGGCAATCTAAACTATACCAACATTGTATACAATCAGCAAAAGATTACGCTGATAAAGTTGGCGCGGATTATCATCTACTGACCCAACCCAAACTTCGTATCGTCCCTGATGTATTCCGAACTGAACGCGAGGGAAAGTGTGGTGGTTGGAAAAATTTAGGATATCTGCCCATTTTTGAGAAACAAAATGTCTTCGAGTTTTTTGATGACTACGATCAAATTTTGTACCTAGACTGCGACATATATGTTCGTCCAGAAGCGTCTAATATATTTGAAGAACTTGAACCAGAGTATGCATTTGGCGGCGTTTGTGAGTGCGATATGCCTATCAATGCCCAGCATATAGTAAAAATAAAACAATACTCATACATGCAATACGGACAGGTTGCCAACCAAATAAAGGGATGGAGATTTCATGACGCATGTGGTCTAGAGTTTTTCAATATGGGAATGATGTTAATGAATACTGCTGCACTTAAACCTTATCTAAAAGGGCAGACTCCTAGACAGTTTATAGAACGTCCTGAGTTCAAAGATATGGTTGATGGTGTTGGATACTATAAATGGTCAACTGATCAAACCTTAATGAATTACTGGTTGAAGAAAG